GAGCGCGAGGAGCGCGCGCGCGAGCAGCAGGACCAGGCGGCGCAACTGCAGCAGATGCAGCGGCAACTGGCCGGCCTGCAGGGGCAGATCGACGCCGGCCGCGATCCGCTGGCAGGCCTGGACCTGGCGCAGCACTTCAGCGCCGAGCAGATCGAGCACTACGGCGAGGACCACCTGCGGGCGGTGCTGCGCGCCGCGCAGCGCACGCTGCAGCCGCAGCTCCAGAACGCGATGGAGTCCTCGCTGGCGCCGCTGCGCCAGGAGCTGGAGGACACCCGCGAGCGCGTGGCGCAGACGCAGCGCAGCCAGCAGCAGGGCGCCTATGACGGCTTCATCGCCGAACTGGCGCGGCAGGTGCCGGAATGGGAGCAGGTCAATGCCGACCCGCGCTTCCTGGCCTACCTGGCGGAACACGACGAGGCCACCGGCGAAGAGCGCCAGGCCCTGCTGTACCGCCTGGAGCAGCGCCGCGATGCCGGCCGCGTGGCCCGCGTCTTCCGCGACTACCTGCGCGGCCAGGGCGCCCGCCCCGGTGTGCGCGACCCGAGCAAGCGCCTGCTGCCGGACGGCTCGCCCGACGGCGGCAACCCGCCGCCCGATCCGCGCCCCGCCATGAGCCAGGCGCAGATCCGCCAGTTCCAGGCCGACGTGGCGCGGGGCCGCTACCGTGGCCGCGCGCAGGAGCAGGCCGCGATGCAGCAGCGCATCGACGAGGCGTACATGGCCGGCAGGATCGCCTGAAGGTCCATCCCATCCGTTCGCCCTGCGCCTGCCGGAGGGTGAACGGCTTCCCGGCTGGCCGTCACCGCGGTCCGTTCGCGCTTCGACAGGCTCGGCATGAACGGACGGCGGAGCGCGGCCGGCTCATCGCTTCAGAACCCAAACCAACCCATACAAGGACCAACACACATGGCAAACATGCCGATCTCGGGCACCTACCCGAATCTTTCCGCCAACGGCGCGGGCACGTCGAAGTACATCCCGACGCTGTTCTCGCAGAAGGCCACCGTCAAGCACTACGACATGACCGTCTGCGGCGAGATCACCAGCAACGACTGGGAGGGTGAAGTCACCCGCCTGGGCGACAAGGTGATCATCCGCCGCACGCCGGACGTCTCGGTGGGCGACTACCAGAAGAACCTGGACATCGCCTACGAGACGCCGGAGGAGAGCGCCACCGAGCTGGAGCTCAACCGCGGCAAGTACTACGCCGTGGTGCTGGACGACGTCGACCGCATCCAGAGCGACATGGGCCTGATGGACATGTACGCCGAGGACGCCGCCGAGCAGGTCGTCCTCAAGCAGGACGCGGAGTTCCTGTCCGACATCATCCTGGACATCCACGCCGACAACCAGGGCGCCAGCGCCGGCAAGAAGTCCGGCACCATCGACCTGGGCGCCGTCGGCGCGCCGGTGGTGATCGACGCCGACAACGCCATCAAGTTCCTGATGCGCATGAACCAGGCGCTGACCGAGCAAGGCGTCTCCAAGGTCGGCCGCTGGGTCGTGCTGCCGGCCTGGTTCTGCACCATCCTGAAGAACACGGACGTGAAGTCGGCGCTCATCACCGGCGACGCCGAGGGCACGCTGCGCAACGGCCGCCTGGGCACCATCGACGGCCTGACGATCTACGAGTCCAACCAGCTCGCCGACTACACCGACGCGGCGCTGAACGTCACCCCCATCGTCGCCGGCCACAAGGACGGAGTGACCTGGGCCAACCAGTTCATCAACGCCGAGGTCATCCGCCTGCAGACCAAGTTCGCTTCCGCCATCCGCGGCCTGGCGGTCTACGGCTACAAGGTGGTGGAGCCGCGCTACCTGGCCCTGGGCCGCGTCACGCCGGACCTGTCGGCACTGTAAGCCCGCTGTAAATCCCCTCTCCCGCAAGCGGGAGAGGGGCAGGGGAGAGGGTGTCTGTAACTCTCTCATCCTGCGCAGTATTGAATCCATCAACCCAAGGAACCCAAATGAACTGCAAGGAAAAGCTCGCCAAGCCGGTGAACCCCTACACCCAACCCGGCGCCACGCCGGACGGCACGCGCAAGAAGGGCGATGGCCGCAAGGCCTGGTGCGAGACCGGCTCGCACCAGAAGAAGTAAGCGGCAACGAGGCCCCGGGGAACCGGGGCCTTCTCCCACTCCACGGCGGCACCAGATCACCATGAACCCGAATCCCTACGACGCATTTCTAGAGGAATTGCTGAGGCCGATAGAGGCGGTGAAGCCGCACCACGGTGCCCTGCGTGGCCCCATGGCGATACCGCCCATGCGTCTTCTGCCGGATACTCGCTATCGGGGCGCCAGCATTCCATTTCACCCCAACGCTCTCAAGAATCGTCCACGCTTGGATGCGTTGCCGTTTGATCCGGACCCGCGCAGCGCCCAAGGCCGATATGCGGAGTCCCCGCTGGCCCAGGCGAGTGTCGAGGCCAGGCGGCCGTATGTCCACGACCCCATTCAGGCGATGGAGCAGGCGGCACGGGCACTGCCGGAGGGGTTGCGCCTGAGATCGGAAAAAGCCGGCCTGCTGTGGGAAGACTTTGCGCTGGACCCGGCGCGCAAGATGGGAGCCCTTATGGGGGCAGGAGACGGGCTGGATACCTCACGCGCCCCCTCTCTGGCACTGCGCCGCGCGGATGCCGTCCACAAGCAGCAGACGGATCGGCGTCTTGCGAATCTCCAGGTTGCCGAGGAGGACTACCAGGCCGCGTTACCCAAGGTGAAGCCCTGGTCCGCGGCCGGCATTGCTTCTACTGCCATCCGCAGTGCGCCGGATACTCTGGCCGCATTGCTGGCTGGAACCCTGGGTGGTGGTCCACTGGCGGGCGCCATGATGTTCGGTGCCGGCGGCATCGAGGAATATGGCAGCCGGCGTCTGTCCGGCAAGAAACCCTTGCAGGCTGCAGAGGCGGGTCTGGTGGCGGGCGCAGCGGAGGTGGCGGGCGAGGCCTTGCCGCTGGGTTTCTACCTCAAGCAGATCAAGGGGCTGGGCAAGCGGGAAGCGGGCCGTGCACTGTCGCGCGTCTCGCGCGGCATGATCAACGACGCCGCTGGTGAAATGATTACCCAGGGCTTGAACATCGGCTACCAAGCGGGTGTGCTGCATGAAGGCATGCCTCTGGCCGAGGCGGTGGACCGGATGCTGTACTCGGGTGTCGTCGGTGCTGCGATGGGTGGCACTGTGCAAGGAAGCGTTGAGGCGATACGTCCAGTTGTTGCCCACACAGCTTTGGCTCGTGGGCAGTCGAATCGACTGGCCCCGGAAAGTGCAAAGCCAACTGGCGGGCCACAGGATGATTCCAGCCCGATGTTCAGCCGCACGCGGGGGTGGGAAGGGTTCCCGGATGCGGTGATAGCGGAGCCATCGGGGGCGGCGCGAAGGCACCCTGACTATGGTGCTGCCAAGGCAGGAGACATCGAAGCGGCAAGCCGCTTAGTGGCGGAGGTTCTACGACCTGACTCGGTTCGGAAGATTCGAGAGGCAATCGGAGATAGACACCCAACTATTGTTGCAGTAAATGCCGTCGAAGCCGCAGGCAAGAACAAGATTCCGATGGCATTTGCGGATGCCATTGGACGCAGGCTTGGTTTGGAGATTGACCGCAAGATCGTCCAGGCGAACAAGGTTGGCCGTGGTGGTTCTGACGGCTTCCATCGACTTGCCCATCAGCCGAGCTTCGATGGTGAGGTGGAGTCGGGTGACTACATCATCGTCGATGACACCCTGACTCAGGGCGGTACTCTGGCCCAATTGAAGGAACACATCGAGAGTCGTGGAGGGCGGGTTATTCTGGCCGCCGCGTTGACCGGCAAGGGATACTCCGCGAAGATGGGCCTGGACGGCGACTCCCTGAACGTCCTGAGAGAAAACTATGGCTCCATCGAACCCTGGTGGCGGGAACGTTTCGGATACGGGTTCGAAGGACTTACCGAGTCCGAAGCTCGATACATCCTCAAATCGGGTCAAGGACCCGACGCTCTCCGAACTCAAATCCTTGCAGCAGGACGAGATCAGGGCCCTGACGCCAGCCGAGATCGAGGACCTTCGACGGGACACGGAGGAGGCGTACGCTCGTCTGCAATATCTGCACGAAGAGCGGGAGAGGATATCCAGGAAGAATTTAGCAGCTACCGTAGAGCATCCGCCAAGTCCGAGGGACCTGACACCGTCCGAGATCGAATCCTTGCAGCAGGACAAGGAGGAGACGTATCAGCAGATGATGGCCCTGTACGCCCAGTGGGAGAGGGAGGGGCGGGTGAAGCCGGTCCGGAAGTAAGTAGGACTAAAGTCGCCGCTGTACCCGAGGCCCCGACGAGTGCGAGGCTTTCTGTTTCCGAAGTCCGGGAAGTCCTATCGGATCGCCTGGGAAGGCCGTTGGTAAATCGCCTGGAGCAATCCGGGCGCCTGCGGATCGTGCAGGGCCAAGCTGCCTTGCCGGGCCAGATCAAAGGCCGGGTGCGCGGGCTGCATGCGGCCGGAGTGACGACCTTGGTTGCCGAGAATCTCACACCCCAGAACGTCACTGGCGTGCTGCTGCACGAGGGCGGGCACGGCGCCCAGGCGCGGCTTGATACCATGCTGGGCCGCCGCTACGGCGCGCTTGTGGAGCGCTTCCAGGCGCTATCTCACCGCGGCGGTAAGCTTGACCGTGAATTGGCAGAGGAGGCCGAGCGTCGTGCGCAATCCGAGATGGAACTGCGCCGTGCCAACGGCTTGCCAGCCGCTTCGGCAGACCTGGACGCCGAGCGCATCATGTACTTCATCGAACTGGTGGAGAGCGCTCCGCGAAATCGCATTCTGCTGCGTGCAAGACAGTTGCAGCGTGATCTGGTGGCGGCGTTCCGTCAGTGGGTACTGGCGCGCCAGCATCTTCCGGGACCGCTGCGTCATGCACTGGCGCAATCCATGACGGGGGCGGATTTCGTGAGGCTGGCGCGATTGTCCCTGGCGGATACGGCGGCCTCCGAACTCAATGAAGATCGAGGTGCGAACTTCAGCCGCGCTTCCGCTGAGGGAACAGGAGTTATCCCCTCACGGGGAATCTCAACGCCTGCCAACATGATTGATATTGGCTACTACAGAGACGAAGACCCTAGTCTTCGCACCGACTGGATTCTCGATGCCGGTGCAGGGATGACGTCGCACGAAAATGCGGTGCGGCATTGGAACGATCACGGAGCTGAGTTTCCCGAGGTAAGGAGTTTTCGTGAATACGTGGAGGCTGCCATCCGGTTCCTTACCAGTCCTCCGCCTGGAACGCTGAGTGCAATGCGCAAAAATGGGGATATCATGCGGTATCATCCTGGAACCAATACGTTCGGCGTTCTTCATGCGAATGGCCAGCCAAGGACGATGTTCAAGCCGAAAGACCCCAGGTATTGGGAGCTTCAGAAGCTCAAGTTTGGAGTGGAAGAGAAATGATCGAATCCCGGATTCCATGCGTTTGCTGTGGATATCTCACCATCCCTGTCTCTGAGGGTGAGGGATCCTTCTTCACGTGCCCGGTGTGCATGTGGGAAGACGATGAACTGCAATCCGGAGATCCGGATTTGTCCGGTGGCGCGAACAAAATGAGCTTGAACGAAGCCAGGAGGAATTTTCGCAGCATCGGAGCGAAAGGTATGGATTCCCTTCGCCATGTCCGAGCGCCGCTGCCAGCGGAGAAACCCCAGTAGATTTCACGAGTTGCTGAAAAAGCCCGCCACCCGGCGGGCTTTTTCGTTTCCGCTGTTCTTTCCATTCAAGGAGTCCCCATGCCCAAGTACCTGATCCGCGCCGACGGCGCGGTATACCCCTATAGCGCGCGCCTGGCGGCCAGTGCGCGCTTCAAGACCGTGGAAGAGCTGCCCGCGGACCATGTCGACAACATCGCCCTCGCACGCGAGCGTGCGCAGGTGCGCGCGGCCGCGGCAGCCGGCATGCGCGAGCAGCAGGACCAGCGGCAGGCGCGGCGCCAGCGCGACACGCTCAAGCTCCGCAAGCGCCTGGCGGCGGTTCCGGCCGTGGATGCGGCCGCGGCGGCGGAAGCGCAGCGCCAGGCCGATGCCTTCGGCGGCAAGGAGCACTGAGCCATGGGAACCATTGCCTGCTCCCGCGTGCTGCAGCGCGCCGCGCGCACGCTGTTCGACGAGACCGGCGTGCGCTGGTCGCCCACGGAGCTGCTGGACTACCTCAATGCCGGCATCAGCGCCATCGTGGCCGCCAAGCCGGACGTGGCGGCCACGGCGGAGGCCTTCGAGCTGGTGCCTGGAACGCGCCAGGACCTGCCGGCGGATTTCGTCCAGTTCCTGGGCCTGGTGCGCAACCTGGGCGCGGACGGCCAGACGCCGGGCCGCGCCATCCGCCAGGTGGAGCGCAACGAGCTGGACCACAGCTACCCGGACTGGCACGGGTCCAGCGGCGATGCCGTGCTGCACTACTGCCACGACAAGCGCCTGCCGCGCCTGTTCTACGTGTTCCCGGCCGCGGAGGGCTGGGTGGAGTTGCAGGGCGTCAAGGCGCTGCCCGCGGTGACCGATGCGGCGCAGACGCTGCCTCTGGACGATCTCTACGAGAACCCGCTGCACAACTGGGTGGTGGCCTATGCCTACGCCAAGAGCAGCAAGTCCGGCGACATGAACCGCTCCGGCGCCTACATGACGCTGTTCGCCAATGCGCTGGGGCTGAAGTCCCAGTTGCAGTTCTCCTTTGCGCCCACCGATCCGGACGTGGCGGCCCGCACGGGCGAGGATGCCTGATGGCCGCGCTCGACTCGCTGCTGCCGTTGTGCCGGCGGCAGGCGCCCGGCTGCCCGGATTTCCTGCTGCGGGAGGCGCTGCGCCACGCCGCGCGCGAGTTCTGCCGCGACAGCTGGTTTGCGCGGCGCACGCTGGAGCTGGCGCTGGAGGCGGGCGTGAGCCACTACGACCTGGTGCCGGAGGACGGCGCGGAGGAGATCATCGGCGTGGACGCGGTGGAGTACCGCGGCCAGCCGCTGCAGCCGGCGGACCCGCGCCTGCTGCCGCAGCGGCCGGGGCGGCCCAGTGCCTTCCTGTGGCTGCCGCCGGCCACGCTGGAGCTGGTGCCGTATCCGCCGGAGGACGCGGACGATCTCTCCGAGCCCGCATGGGTTTCGGTGATCGTGCAGCCGGCGCCGGAGGCCGACAGCGTGGGTGACGATATCGTGCGCCAGTACGACCACGCGCTGGCGGACGGCGCGCTGGCACGCGTCTGCGCGCTGGAGGGCGCCGCCTGGTCTTCGCCGCAGGCGGCGGCGCGCCACGGGCTGCTGTTCCATGCCGCCAAGGTCAACGCCAAGGGCCGCGCGCTGCGGGCGCACCTGCCGCGCGGCCTGCGCGTGCTGCCCCGGAGGTTCGCATGAGCTACGGGTACGTCCACCGCCGCCACGGCACCTCGCCGGGCGTCGAGGAGCCCCCGCCGGCGGACCAGGTGCAGTGCAACCTGGCAGCGCTGGCGGCGCTGCCGCTGGCCAGCGGCGAGCCGGAGAGCAGCGAGGGCTGGCGGCATTTCCGCTGGGGGCCGTCGGTCCCCTGCGAGCGCGTGGTCATCCCGCCGGGATTCACCGACAGCAGCACGCAGCTGGACGTGGTGATCGCCGGGTTGCTGCCGCAGGCCAGCGCGCTGCTCCTGCTGCAGATCGAGAGCGAGCAGGGCACGCAGCTCACGGTGGGCGCGTCCTGGGGCGATGGCCAGATCATCGGCGATCCACAGGTCTACGAGGTGCCGGCCGGCGGCCGGCGCGAGGTGGTCGTCCGCTTCGACGACTACGGGCAGCGCTTCACGGTATTCGACCCCGCCACCGAAGCGCCTTGCGTGCTGCATGGGGGAGAGATCCGCCTGGACATCGGCAACGGCTGGGGCACCCTCTCAGACGCCCTGCCGGCCCAGGTCCTGTCGGCGCATGGTGCGGCATTCCCGAGCGGCAACGGCCAGGCCTATGGCTGCCGCTGGCGGACGCTGGACGCGAGGCGCCCGGGGTCCTTCGATGACATTCCGCTGATGATTCCGGGCGTGCACTATCTTCCGTCCGAGGGGAGCATCCAGTTCGGCCCGCGCCAGAGCGGCACGGTCGAGGGGCTGGAGGTTCCCTTGCTCCACCCGGTGGCCGATGACATCGACCTCTCCGGCGGCCTGCAGGTGGACGTGACCGGGGCGCGGATCCTGAACTTCGAGCTGTTCGGCTTCGACAACGCCCTGCAGCAGGATACGCCGCAGGCCCGTTACTTCAGCATGGAGACGGTGTTTCAGGGCGACATGGAGGTGAGCGGGACGCAGAACGATCCCTTCATCCGCCGGGCTTTCGTGCTTTGGGGCACTTCCAGCAACGGCTCGCGCCTGGGCAAGCCGAATGTCTACCGCGGCCTGCTCGACAGCACGCCGAATTCGTTCCGCTACCACAACCAGATCGTCGTCCAGCACAACCGCCCGCGCGCCAACCTGGCCGAGCTGGGCAACAAGATGGCCCTGCTGGTGGTGCACCGCCTGCCGGTCGACAAGCCGCTGCCGGTGTACTACGCCTATGGCTATAGCCCCGAGACCTCGCCGCAGGAGATGGAGTCGGAGCCGCGCTGGACCTCGCTGCCCGACGGGAACGGCGAGCACAGTTTCGCCGTGAAGTTCGGCCTGGTGGACGGCGACGTCACCGTGCTGCAGATGACGTCCGACATCACCCTCATCGACGACTCGGAGAACCTGGAGTGAAGATCTCCCTCACGCCCTCGCGCGGCGTCATGCCGCGCGTGGCACCGCAGCGCCTGCCGCCGGAGGCAGCGCAGGCCGCGCTCAACGCCCGCCTGCTGAGCGGCGACCTGGAAGCCTGGCTGGAGCCCGGCTTCAACAGCGCGCTGTTCAAGAGCGGCGAGGTGCGCAGCCTGCACCTGATGGCGCGCCAGCACTGGCTGCATTGGACGGCGGCGGAGTTGGGCACGGAGGCCGTGTCGGTGGACGTGGCACGCGGGCCCATCGCCGGCGACAGCACCGAGCGCAGCTACTTCAGCGGCACCGACGCCCCGCGCGTCACCAACCTGGCCAAGGCCATCGGCCCTTGCGGGCAGCAGTATCCCTGCGACAGCCTGCTGCTGGGCGTGCCGGCGCCGGAGGCCGTGCCGGCGCTGGCGCTGGACACCGTGGTGCCCGACGCCAGCAACGTGGAGTTCACCAACCCGGGCGCCGAGTCCGGCGGCACGGCCGGCTGGATCGTGGACGAGGGTGACCTGGATGTACGCACGTCCGGCGACGCTGCCGGCCTGGCGGCGCAGCAGGGCAGCTACTGCTTCTGCGCGGCGCGGACCGAGGCGCACCAGACGCTGCTGCTGGCGTCGGCGCACGTCTTCCCGCAGCAGATGCTGGAGCTGAAATGGTGGCAGGCCAGCGGGCCCGCCGGCAGCGCGGCGGCCATGGGGCTGCGCTTCCATGACGAGAACAACCTGCCGGTGGGCGAGGCCATCGCGCCGGTGCAGGCGGTGACGCCGGCCCTGGGCTGGGTGCAGCGCAGTGTCTCCCGCCAGGTGCCGGCCGGGGCCGAGACCGTGCGCCTGGTGATGATCTTCGAGCGCGAGGGAGCGGGACAGAACGACGCCTACCTGGACAGCCTGGAGCTGTCGGCCATGGACTACGAGGAGCCCTTCGACTGCAGCTCCTTCGACGGCTGGATCAAGGGCCCGGAGGGCGGCGTCACGCGCGTGGAGATCGACCCCGGCACCGGGCGCGAGGCGCCGAGCTGGCGCTTCACGCAGAACAACAGCGTCAGCTACCTGTACAAGGACATCGGCCTGGCCACCAGCCCCAAGGCGCGCATCGAGGCCGACATGTATGCCGTGGAGAACCTCACGCTGATGCTCTACGCCAGCGCGGCAGGCTATGGCGTGGGCATCAATGTCGGCGAGAACGGCTGCCGGCTGATGCGCTACGGGGCCTGGGGCGACCAGGGCGGCTCGCCGCTGGCGCAGCTCGCCTCCTCGCTGAAGAACCGCTGGGTCCGCGTGGTGGCGGAGGTCAACACCATCAGCGCCGCCGCCGCGCGGCTGAAGCTGCGCGTCACCAGGCTGGACAGCGGCGTCGCGGTGGTGAGCAATCACGAGGCGGAGATCGAGGTCAATGGCTCCTGCGTGGGCTTCAAGTCCCGCTCCAACGAGACCAGCGAGCGCAGCTGGGTGGACAACGTGCTGCTGTCCGTCACCGCGCCGGAGCCGGACCGGCCGGAGAGCATCGTCTTCACCAACTACGTCTGGACCTACACCAACGAGTTCGGGGAAGAAGGCCCGCCGAGCCCGGTGAGCCGCACCGTGCAGCGCAGCAACAACGCCCCGGTGCGCATCGACACGCCCGCCACGGCGCCGGCCGGCTACGGCATCAGCCACAAGACGCTGTACCGCTCCGCCACCGGCGCCGGCAGCAGCGCCTACCTGCGCGTGGAGCGCATCCCGCTGGACCAGGTCACCTACGTGGACAGCAAGACGGACGCCGACCTGGGCAGCGTGCTGGAATCGCAGCTTTACGACCTGCCGCCGGCCGACCTGCGCGGGCTGCTGGCCATGCCCAACGGCTTTCTCGCCGGCTTCTCCCGCAACGAGCTGGTGTTCTCCGCGCAGGGGCGCTACCACGCCTTTCCGCTGGACTACCGCCTGGCCACGGATTATCCCATCGTGGCCATCGGCGCGATCGACGCCAGCCTGGTGGTGCTGACCGAGTCCCACCCCTATGTGGCCACCGGCTACACGCCGGACGCCATGTCCATGCGCAAGCTGGAATCGCCGCAGGCCTGCAGCGCCAAGCGCAGCGTCGCCCACCTCAAGGACGTGGGCATCGTCTACGCCTCGCCGGACGGACTGGTGGCCATCAACGGCCAGGGCGCGCCGCTGCTGCTGACCGAGGGCCTGCTGACGCGCGAGCAATGGCAAGCGCTGAACCCGGCCTCCCTGCTGGGCGTGGCGCATGACGACCGCTACTTCGGCTTCTACGAGAAGGCCGGCGGCGAGCGCGGCGGCTTCATCCTGGATGCGCGCAACGGCGGCTTCGGCCTGGTCTTCACCGACCTCTGGGCCCAGGCCGCCTACAGCGACCCGCTGACCGACCGCCTGCTGCTGGTGATGGGCAACCAGGTCTGGCAGTGGGAGGGCGGCAGCACGCGCCGGCCCTACCGCTGGCGCTCGCGCCTGTTCCAGCTGCCACGCCCCACGGCCTTCGGCTGCGCCCAGGTGCGGGCGGCGGACTACGAGGACCTGCAGCTCACCCTGTACGCGGACGGCGCCCCCTGGCTGACCCGCGCCGTCACTTCCGCCACGGAGTTCGTGCTGCCGGACCGCTTGGCGCAAGCCAGCCTGGAGATCGAGCTGGCGGGCACCTCAAGGGTGCAGTCGGTGGAGGTGGCGGAGGAGATGGAGGAGCTGGAGTGAACACCATGCCGAACACGAAAGATCAGAGCGAGACCAACTTCCTCAAGGACTTTCTTCATGGGTACGACTTTGCCTTGAATTTGCAGGAATCCAAAAGCACCGACGAGGGTGCCCTGACGGAACGTCCACATAGCCCCGCCTCCAAGACGGCGCTCAGGGGGATCGATCGGAAAGCTGCACAGGATTTGCATAATTCTGTGCAAGGCGGCAACAAAAGATCGAAAGCACTGATGCAGAATATTGAGAAAGGATTGGTCCAACAGCGAGAAGGGGACGCTGGATATCAATGGTGGAAGGATGAGAGAACCTTCAGGATGCCATCTCGTGATGGAGTGTTCTCAGAGGCCACGGCCTACATACATGAGGAAATGATGAGAAACGCCGAGTCTCCCGATCTTGCCTACATGCGGGGCAGGAATGCCAAGGGAGGCTTGCTGGCCGAAGGTGACAGCCTCCTGAGATTCGGCTTGAAAGTAAGAGGGGAAGGACCTTGGGATCACAAAAACACCTTGCGATGGGGTATCCCCAATCCCGGGCAAGTGCATCGGTTCAAGGGTACGTCGGCAGAGTGGTTCTACAATCCTGATGACGATTCAAGATACTTCTTTGATGTCTTCTCCAACATCCACTACGGGTACGTCGGCCTGGCTGCAGGGTATCCCGAAGATGTTCTTCTGGATGCCGCAGGATTTGCCCAAGGCCGATCGGAGGCGGGCAATAAGCGAGCCGAGGCATTTCGGCGTGGGCATCCAATACAGAATGGCGGGCATACTGCGTATCGAGGCATCGCCTGGGGTCATAGAGGGTGGGATGATCCGCCAGATCAGGCAGCGGTCCTGCTGGGAATGCATCTCTACAAGAATTATGGCAGCGACCTCACAAAGGAAGACCTGGATTTCGAGCTTCGGAACTGGGCAGGTATTCAAAAGATGAGGAGCGGGCGATGAGGAAAAAGGTAAAAAAAGCCATTGTGATATTGACATTGTCCACAATGGTTTTGGTTCTTGGTTTTGTCTTTCTTCCAGGCGGCGAAGTTCCACCTGTAGAGCAGGATGTCCAGAGGCTAAGGATTGCCATCTCGTCGATGGACGTAGGAAATTGTCGGATGGATAAGCAGCGTCGCGGCATTTCGAACCCGAATGACAAAGACGATATGGCGTCGATGATGCACTCCCGCTCGATTACGCAGATTTCCATGCGCTGCGGTGAAACAAGAGTAGATGCAACTGTCGCGACCTACAGGGCTCGCTTTAGCCCGCTTTGGCGGGAAAAGGGATTGACGCAATGTGGCGAGGGATACTGCCAGAAAGCCTGGGCTTCCGGCAGGCAGCTCTTTATCGTGACTACTACCGAAAAGGTGACTAATTAATACAGAGTCGCCTGTTGCAAAGAGAAAGTTCAAAGCGCTGAGCACAGCGCTGCTGATTGCGCGGGCCTGCAGCGCCAAGCGCAGCGTCGCCCACCTCAAGGACGTGGGCATCGTCTACGCCTCGCCGGACGGACTGGTGGCCATCAACGGCCAGGGCGCGCCGCTGCTGCTGACCGAGGGCCTGCTGACGCGCGAGCAATGGCAGGCCCTGAACCCGGCCTCCATGCTGGGCGTGGCGCATGACGACCGCTACTTCGGCTTCTACGAGAAGACCGGCGGCGAGCGCGGCGGCTTCATCCTGGACGCGCGCAACGGCGGCTTCGGCCTGGTCTTCACCGACATCTGGGCCCAGGCCGCCTACAGCGATCCTTTGACCGACCGCCTGCTGCTGGTGATGGGCAACCAGGTCTGGCAGTGGGAGGGCGGCAGCACGCGCCGACCCTACCGCTGGCGCTCGCGCCTGTTCCAGCTACCGCGCCCCACGGCCTTTGCCTGTGCCCAGGTGCGCGCGGCGGACTACGAGGACCTGCAGCTCACCCTGTACGCGGACGGCGCCCCCTGGCTGACCCGCGCCGTTACTTCCGCCACGGAGTTCGTGCTGCCGGATCGGCTGGCGCAGGCCAGCCTGGAGATCGAGCTGGCGGGCACCTCAAGGGTGCAGTCGGTGGAGGTGGCGGAGGAGATGGAGGAGCTGGAGTGAACACCATGCCGAACACGAAAGATCAGAGCGAGGCCAACTTCCTGGGGGATTTCCTACGTGGCTACGACTTCGCCCTGGATTTTCAGGAATCCCCAAAACACTGCCGTGGACGATGGTACCAAGCCTGCGCATGCACCTGGAGCTAGGACGGCTCTCAGGGGACTCGATCTGAATGTTGTGCAGGATTTGCACAATTCTGCGCAAGCCGGCAACAAAAGATCGAAAGCATTGATGCAGAATATTCAGAAGGGTTTGGCCCAACAGCGTAATGGGGACTCTGGCTCTCAATGGTGGAAAGACCCTAGGACATTCCGGGTGCCAGAGCCGCCTGATGGTGTGTTCGGGGAGGCAGCCTCGTATATCTACGAGGAGATGATGCGGAACTCGAGGTCAACCGCGCTTGTTGGAATACGCCGACTGAATGAGCCAGGAACCTTTGTTGGCGAGGCCGAAGGCCTCCTCAGATTCAGGCGAAAGGTGAAGGGCAATGGTCCTTGGGACCATAAAAGAACACTAAGGCGGGGTGGAGAAAACAAGGGACAGACTCATCCCTTCAAAGGAACCTCGGCGAAATGGTTCTACTCTCCGGATTCAAATGATCGATACCTGTTCGACGTCTTCTCCAATATCCACTATGGATACGTTGGAATGGCAGCAGGGTATCCGGAAGATGTATTGCTGGACGCCGCGGGGCATGTGCAAGCTCGGTCCGAGGAAGGTGGCAGGAGAGTTCAGGAGTTTCGAGAACATCATCCTGAGCCCAAGGATCGTCACACCGCCTATTTGAGAATGGGATGGGGAGAAAGAGGTTGGGATGACCCGGCCGACCAGGCTGCCGTCCGATTGGGTATGCATCTGTACGGGCAGTACGGTAGCGATCTGACATTGGACGACCTGAAGTTTGAGATGCAGCACTGGAACGGCATAAACAAGGTCAAGAGGATTCCATGAATAAGAAGAGGGCAGTTGCAATGGCAGTCCTGATAGGACTGGGGCTTTTGCTTTTGTGGGGTCTCATGCCGAGTAGCGATACACCATCCGCCGAGCAGGATGTCGAAAGGCTTCTCCTGTCGATGCAGGAGTCCTCGCTGGAGAACTGTCGGTTGGATGCACAGCGCCGGGAAATTCCTGATCCCAATGACAGCGATGATATGGAATCCATGGGATTTGCAAGGATGAATACTCATGTTTCCATGATCTGCACGAATGGTAGGATCAATGGGAACGCCTCTACCTACAGGACCCGGTTGGGTGCCTTGTGGAACTCCTTTGGGTTGACGCAGTGCGGGGTGGACTATTGTCAGGAGGCATGGGCTTCTGGAAGACAAGCCTTCACCGTCACCACGATCCGCTTTTGAGACGTTCCACGATTGATCCCAAGCGCATGAAGTAACTGTAGGTTGGGCTGAGCGCAGCGATGCCCAACGACTTTGTCCGCAGGCGTTGGGCATCGCTGCGCTCAGCCCAACCTGCGAACCGCGATTGATCCTGCGTGTCAGCATTGTCGCATCGCTGATTTAGTTCTCCGGCCGTCTGGCCGATTCTTCAATCCAAACACCAAGCCCGGCTCGCCCGCGAGCCCGGGAGGCTCGCGCCTGCGCGCCGCCTTTTCCCGCCACACCGGAGCCTTCATGACCTCACGCACCCCCGCGATCCACACGCCGCGCGAGTTCGGCAGCGAGGCCGGCATCCGCGCGGCCCGCGCCGCGGTGGACGCGATCCGCATCCGCCTGGAGCGGCTGGAATCCTCCCTGGACGCTTCCGGCGAGGCGCTGGAGCGGCAGCGGCGGGCGCTGTTGGAGGCCATCGGCCGCGTGCCCAGGACGGTGGACGTGCCGGCGCCGGCGGAGGCCGCGCGCCTGCGCGTGGTGGCGGCGCAGCCGCTGGAGCCGGGGCAGGTGCTGGCCTACGGCGCGGCGGGCGCGGTGCCGGCGGACACCGGCAACCCGGTGCATGCGGTGGCGCTGCTGGGCGTGGCCATCACGCGGCCGGAAGCGGGCCTGGTGGCGGTGGCCACGGAAGGCCAGGCACTGGACTGCGAGACCTGGGCCTGGACGCCGGGCGACGTGCTCTACGCGGCGCCCGGCGGAGGCCTGGCCACCCTGCCGGGCAGCGGGCAATGGCAGCGCCGCGTGGGCGTGGCGCTGGATGGCGACCGTGTGCTGGTGCTGCCGGGCGAGCCGCTGCTGACACCGGGCGGAGGGCGCTTGCTGCAGCTGCGCGCGGATGGCCGCGTGGAGGCGGCGGCCATTCCCTACCGCACGGATCGCTACACGGTGACGCCGGCCATGCTCGCGGCGCGCCGCGTGAGCCTGAGCGATGCGCCGGCGGATCCGCTGGCGGTGGAGCTGTGCGTGCACCACGGCATCGAGCAGAAGCCGGGCGTGGATTTCTCGATATCCGGAGCCGAGCTGTCCTGGGACGGCCTGGCGCTGGAGCTGCTGCTGGAGAGCGGCGACAGCTTTTCCGTGCGGTACCTCACCTGAATCCCAGCGCTGAATCGCAAACCTGACCCCAAAAACCCCTCACACACAAGGAGCAACCATGTCGCAACTGAAGCGGAAGTTCATCGAGGACAACGCCGTCAACGGCGCCAAGATCCGCCTGGACAACAACGAGATGCTGCGCGGCCGCAATGCGGCCAACACGGCGGACATCGACATCCTGAAGGTCACCTCGGCCAACGAGCTGGAGCTGCAGGCGCAGCCCAAGGCCGCCGCGGCGCTGCCGATGCCCAGCGCCGAGAAGGACTACGTGACCGTGGAATACGTGCAGAACGTGATCAACGGCAAGCAGGACCCGAAGGAGGCAGTGGACGTGCTGGCCATGGCGCCGCTGGTGCTGTCCGGCGCGACGCCGCTGCTGGTGGACGGCCGCACGATCCAGGACGGTGACGCCATCGGCCTGCTGGCGCAGGTGGCCCCGGCCGAGAACGGCGTCTACGTGGCCAGCGTGGACGGCGGCAGCTACACGCTGGCGCGCCGCGCGGACTTCGACGAGGACGCGGAGGTGTCCAAGGGCGCGTACTTCCCCGTGACCAACGGCACGCAGTACGCCGGCTACCAGGTGATCCTGACCACGGAGAACCCGATCACGGTGGGCGTCACACCTCTGAGCTTCGTGGCGTATCCGTCGGTACTGTCGATCGAGGCCGGCGACATGCTGGCCAAGGTGGGCAACACGCTGTCGGTGGACCTGGCGGCGCTCTCCGGACTGGAGTCCACCAACCCCGGCAACGGCAGCGGCCAGCTGCGCGTGAAGACCGACAGCGCGCCGGCGGAGAAGGACCAGACCACGCGGCGCGATCCGGTCAGCGGCGCCACGGTGGCGAAGAAGTCGCGGCGCCAGGCGGTGACGCTGTCGCCCACCGACATCTCCAACCAGTACGTGGACCTGCCGGACGTGGCGGCGCAGGACTCGGTGCGCCTGGCGGTGGCCGGTGCCGGCGCGCAGTTCGAGGGTGACGACTTCACGGTGAACTACACCGGCGGCGCCAGCAGCAAGACGCGCCTGGGTTTCGCCGGCGGGCTGGCCACCGCGGGCGTGTCGGCGCTGGTAGCGGGCGACAAGATCGCCGTCTACTACCGGGCGTTCTGATGGCCACGCTCAAGTATCGCTTCGTGGAGCCGCTGCCGGCGCTGGCGGCGCAGAACGCGCCGGTGCTGCCCGGCGACGGGCTGCAGGCCATCGTCGGCAAGCTGCAGGGGCAGATCACGCAGTTCGCCGCCTACCCGCGTCTGTTCGCGGACAACGCCGGCAACGCCGCCGCCAAGAACTGGACGGTGCCGGCCGGCGTGTACGCGCTGAGGTTCCGCCTGATCGGCCCCGGCGCGAGCGGCGCGGTGGGTCAGGGCAGCGGGCCGCGCTCGGGCGGTGGCGGCGGCGGTGCCGGTGCGCTGTGCGAGGGCACGCTGCGCGTGAACCCCGGCCAGGTGATCGCCTACCGCATCCCGCCCGGCGGCTCGGCGGCCACGGCCTGGCTGCTGGCCGAGACCGGCGACGCGCGCATCGTGGCCGGTGCCGGCGCGGCCGGCACGGCGGCGGGCCTGGGCGGCAGTGGCGGCAGTGCGGCGGTGGGCGCCGACCATGCCGCGGGCGTGATCGGCCTGCCGGGGCGCAACGGGCGCGGCGGCTTCTCCGCCACGCTGGCGCTCACCATCCATGATGGCGCCGATACGCTGCTGGGGGCTGGCGGGCGCGGCGGCAAGGATGCCAACGGCGGCGCCGCCACCGGCTACGGCGCGGGCGGCGGCGGATGCCCCGCCGGCAACACGCCGGGCGCCGGAGCCGCGGCGGCGCTGCTGCTGGAGTACTGAGCATGGCACTCCAAGCTGCCGACATCCGCCGCGAATGGCCGCGCATCCGCGGCGCCGTGGCCGCCATCCTCGCCGGAGACGACGAGACGCCGGAGGAGGTCTACGCGGAGTGCCGCTTCGGCCACGCGCAGCTCTACACCTGCCCCGAGGGCTTCGTGGTGCTGAAAAAGTACCGGCGCGAGGACAACGGCCGCCCGGAGTTGCTGCTGTGGCTGGCGCAGGGCGCCGGCGGCGGCCTGACGCCGCGCTACCTGCCGCAACTGGAGCAGATCGCCCGCGACGTGGGCGCGGCGACGCTGGCCTTGCGCACGCGCCGCCGCGGCTTCGAGCGCCTGCTGGACCCGCGCTGGCGGCTGCGCGCGGTGGAATACCAACTCGATATCCAGGAGTGAATCACATGGGAAGCAAACCCAAGGCGCCCGGCGAGACCGCCGAGCAGAAAGAGATGGCCGCGATCGCGGCCGAGTCCTACGACGACTGGCGCGAGCGCTGGCTGCCGCTGCAGCAGAGCTTTTTCGAGGACACGATGGACGTGGCGCCGCGCCGGCGCCAGGCGCTGGACACCGCCGCCACCGACTACGCCCAGGCCTTCGGCCGCGCGCAGCAGGGCCTGGAGAGCCGGCTCTTCGGCAGCGGCGCGGCGCCCGGCTCCGGGCGCTACGCGATGGGCCTGGCCGGCTTCGCCGACGACCGTGCGCAGGCCCTGGGCCAGGGCATGGCGGACGTGGACGCACTGATCGACGACCAGTACGCCCAGGGCCTGCAGGCGCTGATCGATATCGGCCGCGGCGAGCGCACGCAGGCGCTGCAGGGCCTGTCGGAGGCGGCGGACCTGGCGCAGCGCCGCTCGCTGGCCGATGCGCAGAACGCCTTCCAGGGCCGCGCCGCGATGCAGGACGCCATCGGCTCGGCGGCGGGCATGGCGGCGGCGTATGGATTGCGGGGCAAGGCGACGCCGGCCGGCGGTTCGCCCTCGTCACTGTCCACCTACGGCAGCTTCGACGCGATTGCCGACGGTTCGATGACGCCCGATTTCGGAACGATGTCGCTGCAGCCGGGTTCGCGGTACGGGTTCTGACGGATTCGCCCGCGCCGCTTGCTTCTGCCTTGTCGCCTCTCCCCTTGGGAGAGGCCGGATTTTCGCATTCATTCACCCTGACCAGGAGTTTCCATGTTCACCATCCCCGCCTCCCTGGAGGCTCCCGATGCGCAGCCGAGCTATCGCAACGCACTGGGCATTTCCAGCCGCGACAAGCACTACGCCAGCAAGACGCAGGCCGCCATCCGCCGCGCCGACTTCGAGCGCTACAAGCAGCACATCCGCCCGATCGAGGACCGGCTGATCTGGATGTACGACAACCCGGAACTGCGCGCCAACGGCGTGCAGTCTGCGCGCGACGCGGTGGCGCGCAGCTTCCGCCAGGGCGGCCAGGCGCTGCGCGAGCGCCTGGCGGGCCAGGGCCTGGCCTTGTCGCCGCAGCAGCAGGCTGCCATGGCGCGTCGGCAGGACCTGGCCCAGGGCCTGGCGGACGCCAACGCCGCCAACCGTGCCAACCGTGCCTTCGACCAGCGCAATGCGCGGATCATGACCGGCGGCGCTCCGCGCTACGGCCTGGGAGGTGTGCAATGAGCGGTTTGCTCGGCACGGCCATGGCCGCCAAGAACGAGACCGGCCAGCTCTGGGGCGCGGCGGCGAACCGCGAGGAATCGCTGAACGCCGCACGCAGCGCCTTCAAGGCGGCGGAGGACCAGCAGCGTGCGCAGATGGTGGGCACCGGTGCCGGCATCGGCGCGGCGGTTGGGCTCGGCTCCGCCGCTGTGGGCGCGAAGCTGGGCATGGCGGCAGGACCCGTCGGTGCCCTGGTCGGCGCCGGCGCCGGCCTGCTGATCGACGCATTGTTCTGAAGGAGAACCCATGAAAGACACGAAAGCACAACGCGCCGCCGAGTTCCTGCGCAGCGACTTCGCCGCGCAGTTCGACGACCCGGCGTTCCGCCGCGCCGCGCTGCGCTACGATGCCGCCGTCAACGACGGTGGCGACACGGCGGGCCTGACGGGCGCGGAGCTGTACGCCTTTGCCAACCGCCTGTTCGTCCGCGAGCTGCGCCAGGGCCTGGGCGAGCGCCTGCGCGACGGCGGCGTCGTCACCGCCAAGCGCCTGGTCGCGGCCTACCTGGACGGCGACGCGGTGATCCTGGAACTGGACATCCGTGCCCGCCGCCCGGACGGCAGCGAGTACGACTACCGCGCCCCGGTGACGCGCGGCCGCACGTCCGCCGACACCGACGAGGTGCTGCGTCTCCCGCTGCGCCGCCTGCGCGACCGCCTGCGCGGCGCGGCGATGCTGGCTGCAGGCATCGAGCGGGCCGGTGGGCGTGACCGGGTGCTGGGACTGCTGCAGAGCGCGGCGCCGCGGACCACGGCCCTGCGTGGGTTGCAGGGAGGTGCCCGATGAGCCGCGGCGGCTTTCGCGCCGCCGGATTCATGGATGGCTTCATGAACGGCTTCGACTTCGTGGACCGGCTGCAGCGCCTGGACCAGGAGCGCAGCGACCGGCGTGCTCGCGATGCGCAGGAGGATGCCTATCGGCAGCAACTCTACGATCTGAGGGAGGGGCAGGAACAGGAGCGCGGCCGCAGCGACGACGCCTTGCTGACCGAGGAGCAACTGCGGGTGCGGGCGCAACGCAGGTATGACGAGGAGATGCAGTCGCACGAAAGCAACAGGCGCGCCCGGGACTTCCGGGACTGGCAGATGGAGCGCGAGCGCGCGGCGGCGGCATCGGCAGCGCCTGCCAGCAGGAGCAACGTGAGGCCCGGAAGGCTGGATCGCCGCAGGGCGCTGGGAGAAGACATCCGCGCGTTGCAGGCCCTGTCACCCTACATCCGCAATGAACGGCTTCTGGAGCAACTGCGGGGCGAATACGGCCTTCTGGAAGGCCACACCGCCACGTCTCCGAAGACCGGCCAACGCCTGATCCACCGTTCCGGCCGCTGGGAGGCCATCCATGAGTGAGCGTTTGCCGCCGGGATTCGTGCTGGATCCGGTCAAGCCGCCGGTTCGGGGCCTGAAGGGCATGGAGAAGGTCGAACCGAAGACTCCGAGCAATCCTGTGAAGAAGACTGCCCTGCGGGGAGTTGCCGAACCGGCTCTGCCCGAGGCAGTGACCCCAGCGCCTGAGGGAATGCTGGCGCGTGCCGGCTGGGCGGACCGGCAGGGCCTGCAGGGCATGCTGGGCGGCCTGCGCGCCGGCTGTGCGGATGCCCCTTGGACCGCCCTGCTACAAGATGCTGCCCATGGCTCCAGCTACCGGCCGGTGGATGAAAGCTGCGCTCGGAACCACCCCGACTACGTGACGCCCCATCCGCCGTTGAAGCGATTCTCCAATGCCAGGGGGTGGCGGGACATGGAGACGGCGTGGACTCAGGATGCACAGCGGCAGGTCATTCGACAGGGAGTCGCTGCTTTCAAGGAGGACGGCGCTCCGCTCTACGAAATTGGCCCTGTCGTGACTTCAGGGCAGGGCAGGTTCGACGCGCTCATTATGGAATCCCTGCGTCCATATCCTGACATTGATCCATTGATCTATAAGTCCTTGCTCTTTCAGGAGTCAAAGATGGAGCCCAAGAGGACAAATCCCCAAGGTTTCGCTGGTGTGGCGCAACTCGGGAAGCGGACGGCTATTGATGAGGCAAAGCTTAGCGTCGGGGCAACCGCGAAGAGAAATGGGAAATGGGAATATGATCCTAAGGATCAGCGTTTTGATCCTGAAAAAGCCATTCCGGGGGCGGCGAAGGTTCTGAGCATGAAGATGAGGGATATTGATCGTTATCTTCAAAAGAAGGGCATCCAGGATCAGTACTCGTCTGAAGAGAAGTGGCAGTTCTATCTGGCTGCATATAATGCAGGGCAGGGTACCGTTACTCGCACGATTGAGATGGCTATTCAGGCAGGCGTCCCTGCCCCGACTTGGGATGACCTTATTGCAGGAAATCCAACTGAAAGTCATTTGTGGAAGGGCATGGGAACGTTAAGATCAGCTCAGAAATATCAGGAGATAAGTAAATTTCCACGGGAAGTGCTAGCCCGCTTCCATGAGGAAAAATAGGTGAAGAACTGCACCGTTTTTGCACATGTTTTTGTTGAAATGGTGAGAGGCCGGCACGCCGGAGAATTGCAGATAGGGCTTTTAAGAGGAGGGGTATGAAAGACGCGTTTCGGTCAGTGGTACTCAGGGGATTGCTCGCGTTCCTGATGCCAGCATCAGGGGCTGTTTGGGCACAAAATGGGGCAATTCCCATAGAGGCACCCCCTAGAGACGTAAAACCCTTTGATGTCTGCCCGCTGGAGATGCGTAAGATCGCTCGATTCGAGCAGTCCGAGGATCTACCCAAGAAGCTCTTTGTTCGTTACGAAGATGGAGAGGTGAAGCATGTTTTCACCGCAAGTCCAAAGGCGAAGATGATCTGGGGAAACTTCGAAGACTACATTCCTGAGAATCGATGGATTCTTGTACGTGAGAGGGATGAAAACCGAGAGCTTGGGAGTCATGTCTTTTACTTGCCTGCCCTGCGGGAAATAAAGCCGGATAACTTTGGCTATAACGAACATCAGTTGAAAATCCTGGGTGTGGATTACGTCCAGCCTTTGAACGGTAAAGATAAAATTGATGTTCTAAGTGTTCGCATCAAGGGAAAGGATCGTCAGTACGCCTTGTTTGATCTGGAGCCCCTTCTGAACAAGGCTTGTTCCTTCGTGGACGGGCGCCGATAGTTGGTCGGTCTCGCGCAGGCGGAGGGCAATCTCTACCGGCGTCTGTATCTGCTCCGGGCAATGTTCTTGAACCCCACCTCTCCGGCGGGGTTCCTTTTTGGGGCTTCCCGTTCCCAGGCTAGAGGGGCTGGCCCTGGAAATCTCCCAGCCTGGCTGGATCGCGTAGCGGATAGCCCCCGGATAGACAAAACCCACTACAGCAACGCTGCCAGGCGGTTCTTGTCCCTGGCGTTGACATGACGGTTACACGGCGGCGATTAAGGTGCAGGCTCCCTTGTTCCAGGTGCCCGCATGTCCTCGTTGCCCAAGACCACGTCCCGTGCACGGGCAGAGACCGCTGTGGCGCCTCGTGGGGGGCTGCTGGCCCGGGCCTGGCCCCGCGGGCTGTCCCTGGCGCTGCCGGAGGTGGGGCCCAATACCCTGCTGATGCTGGTGGTGGCCTACCTGGCGCTGACCCAGAACCTGTCCTTCTTTCGCGCGGTGGCGGCGTCGCTGCCGGCGCCGGCGGGGCCGCAGGAGTGGCGCATCATGGGCAGCGTGGCGGTGGCCCTGGTGGTGCTGCTGGGGCTGGCGCTGGCGCCGCTGGCCTGGCGGCGCACGTTGAAGCCGGCGCTGGTGGTCTTCCTGGTGACGGCGGCGGTGTGCAGCTACTTCATGGACCGCTTCGGCACGGTGATCGACCGCTCCATGCTGGTGAACGTGGCGCGCACGGACCGGCACGAGGCGGGGGACCTGCTGCAGTTCAGCCTGTTCCTGCACGTGGCCTTGCAGGGACTGCTGCCGGCCCTGCTGGTGATGCGCTGGCCGCTGCGCTGGGAAGGTGCCGGGACGGAGCTGTTGCGGCGCCTGATGCTGGTGGGGGCGCTGATCGTGATGCTGCTCGGGGTGTTCCTGCCGCACCAGCATGAGCTGATGATCTGGGGGCGCATCCACCGCGACGTGCGCGTGTACGTGAACCCCACCTTTCCGCTGCACGCGGTGAAGCGCTATGTGCAGGACATCCTGCCCAAGGGGCCGCGGTTGCCGCCGCAGCCCATCGCGACCGATGCGGTGCGCAGCACGGCGGTTTCGAGCCGGCCGCTGCTGGTGGTGCTGGTGGTGGGCGAGACCACGCGTGCGGCCAATTTCCAGCTCAATGGCTACGGGCGCGAGACGACGCCGCGGCTGGCGAAGATCCCGGGCCTGGTGAACTTCCCCAACGTCAGCGCCTGCGGCACCTATACGGCGGAGTCGGTGCCCTGCATGTTCTCCATCGACGATCGCGGGGTCTTCAGCCGCGGGCGGGAGGAGAAGCAGGAAAACCTGGTGGACCTGCTCAAGCGCGTCGGAGTGAAGATCGGCTGGCTCGACAACGATTCAGGCTGCCAGAACGTCTGCAAGCGGGTGGGCATGGTGTCGCTGGATGCGACGGAGGACCCGCTGCTCTGCGAGAACGGCGAGTGCCGCGACGGCATCCTGCTGCGCGATCTGCCGCAGCAGTTCCCCGGCGTGGGGGCGAAGCTGCTGGTGCTGCACACCAAGGGCAGCCACGGGCCGGCCTACTACAAGCGCTATCCGGAGTCGGCGCGTGCCTTCACGCCGGACTGCCGCGATGCCAACGTGCAGCGCTGCACGCGCGAGGAGCTGGTCAACGCCTACGACAACACGATCGTCTACATCGACCAGGTGCTGTCCGACCTGGTGGCGAAGCTGGAGGCGCAGCAGGGGCGGATGGATTCGGTGATGATCTATGTGTCGGACCACGGCGAGAGCCTGGGCGAGAACGGCACCTACCTGCACGGCCTGCCCTGGAAGCTGGCGCCGGAGGAGCAGCGGCAGGTGCCGATGGTGGCCTGGTTCTCGCGCGGGGCGCCGCAGGCGCTGGGCCTGGACCTGGGCTGCGTCGGGCAGGCGGCGGCGTTGCCGCGCACGCACGACGATGTCTTCTCGACGATGCTGGGCCTGTTCTCGGTGAGGACGCGGGCCTACGAGGTGAAGGAGGACCTGTTCGGCGCCTGCCGCCGGCCGGCGATGGCGGACGGCGAGGGCCGGGCGGCAGGCGCCGAGGGCTGA